CCATGACTCAGACAACCTAGAGACTTTCTCAGCAACGTACTACTACGGTGGAGAGGTTAGGGATAAAATCTCTGGTGCGAGAAACGCCTCTGCTACAATTGAAAACTGGACTAGTGGACAACTTCCAAAAATATCCTTTAGTGGGGAGGGGCTTGACCTTGACCGCGAGGTAGGTCAACCGCTCTTTACTCCAAGTTTCCCCTCGGTATTGCCTCCAATTCTTTTAAATGCTTGTGCTTATTTAAAGTTTGAGGATGGAGCTGAGTTAGAACTTCAATATAACGAGTTTTCATTATCTATTGAAAACGAGCTTTCTAAAAAGGCGAGTGCCTGCTCCGAGTCTGGCTTTATCGGAACCTCGATAACAGGGTTAACGGTAAGTGGATCAATCAACCCCTATATGGAGGATGATGATACCGAGAGGTTTGACGCACTTAACCTAAACAAAGACTTTCAGTTATTTGTTAGAGCATACAATCCCGCAGCAACCGACGGTGAGTTTTCTCAAATGGTATCTTTTTGGATTCCACAAGCAACAATCACCGAGCTACCTGCTGAGGATCTTGACGGTAACTACGTCGATACGATTACATTTAGCACTCACCGAGTTGACGGTGGAGACTCGTTAATCGTAGGATTTGTTTAAGTAACTAAGCGAGGAGGGCGACTTGCTTACAGTCTATAAGTCAGACGATACAATCGTCTTGCAAATTCATGACGTTAAATTCACCTTGAAGTACCTCAATTATGAGGAGCGCATGAATATCGTAACTAGGGATCGGCTTGAGGGTGGAACTGTCTTTGAGGATAGTGCCCATAGAATCTATCAGGCCATAAAACACTGCGTGAAAGGGGTAGAGGGTGCCAAATACGCCGACGGCGGCGATTACAGCCTTGAGTTTGACGATGATGGCACCCTTTCTAAAAAGAGCGTTAACGAGCTTTTATCAAGCTCATATGGCGCAGAGATAATTCATGGCGCGACTGCCTATGTGGCCGGTCAAAACGATGGCCAAATCAAAAACATGCACTCGGGTGATCCCATTGAGGGGGTTAAGCTCTATTACGAGGGCAAGTCAAAAAAAAAGGCGTCAAGAGCAAGGCGCAAATCGAAGTAAGTATTCTCTGGGTTGCTGTTTATAAGTTTATTATGGAGCACTCCACAATAAACTTTAAGGAGCGCGTCTACGTGGTTGGCTCATTTTGGTCAATGCACAATAAGATAGTTAACTGTCATGATTGCCTTAGTAGAAATAAAGATGATCGGGTTATCGAGGCGGATAGGCAAAGAAAGGGTTGTTATGAGCCTAAAAAGGATGTCCTATTTCAAAACTCGGGCATTGATTTTTACAAGTGCATTGGAAACTATACCTCTTTGGCCTTCCCTTATCTTTATGACGGTTATTTGCAGTTTAAGGCAAGCAATTCCCCCATATGGGGCATGAGTGCTAAACTTGTAGATATCTATAAATTGATCGATAATTTAGTGACGGAATACGAGTCAGACAAACTTAAGGAAAAGAGTAGTGGCCGAAAATAGCATTGAGTTTGAGTTAACCGCCGATGAGCGAAAAGCGCTACAAGCGATAAGAAAGGTCACAAAAGCGGTAGACCAGCTTGGCGACACCTCTGAAAAGAGTGGCAAAAAATCATCTCAAGTTTTTAACGTATTTCTGGGCAACCTTGCCGCGGGAGCAGCGCTGCAAGGAATCAATGCCCTTGCCTCTGGTGCCAGGAGTTTATTCAATACATTTATTACGGATGGGGTTAGGGCCGCACAGGTTCAAGAGGACGCGGTTAATTCGCTAAACGCCGCCCTTCAAAGAAGTGGCGAGTTTAGCCAAGAGACCTCTAGAGACCTGCAAGAGTTCGCCTCATCTATTCAGCAAGTCACTACCGTCGGTGACGAGGCGGTTTTGCAAACCCTTGCCCTTGCTCAGGCCTTTGGCTTTAGCGCCGAGCAATCGAAGGTTGCCGCGCAGGCAGCGATTGAGCTATCAGAGGCGGCGGGCATAAGCCTTGAAGAGGCGACACGTCGGGTTGGCCGTACTATATCGGGTTCAATTGAGGATGTTTCCAAGTTTGCACCTGAGATCAAAAACCTTACTCGCGAGCAGCTTGCTGCGGGTGAGGCAGCAAACCTTTTGGCCGATGCCTTATCCGGTACTGCGGCGGCAAGGCTTAGAACCTTTAGCGGTTCGGTAACAAGCGCCTCAGCCAATTTTTCCGACCTCCAAGAGGTGACTGGTCAAGTAGTGACTCAAAACCCGGCACTTATTGGCGCCATAAGGGCGGCGGGTGCTATTTTCGTTCAACTTCAAAGCGTGGTTAAGGATAACTCGGACACAATAAGAGACTTTGTTGGCAATATCGCAGGCGGCGCAATAACTAGTGCCATCACGGCGGTAAGTGAGTCAATTATCTTTCTTTCTCAAGTCTTTACAAGTTTTAACAATGTGGCGGATGCGGTTGTAAGGGCATTTAGCGACTCGGTTGCCTTTTTGGTTGAAGGGGCGGCAAAACTAGTTGAGGCAGCGGCGGCCACAAAAGAGTTTTTCGGTGTTAGCGCAGAGGGTGCCAGGGATACGGCGGCAAATCTCAGGGCGTTTTCTAATGAGCTTAGAAATGTTTCGTCTATTGCCGCTCAAGAGCAAGAAAAAAGAAACAAAGATCAAGAGCAGTTTGCCGAAAGAACTCGCGAGATATCGGATCAATTAAGAAAGACCGCCGACGAGCAAATTCAGGCGGCCAAAGATATCACGGTCGCCGAGACTCAAGAAAGTCAAAACAGACTAAACGCTAAACAGCAAGAGTTAACCGCGGTTCAATTATTAGAGGCGGAAAGAAAGGCCGCTCAGCAAGAGGAGAAAGAACTCCAAAAGATTGAAAAGCAAGTCGAGGATGATGAAAACTTCTTATTTCTAGAGGAGAGGCTTGGCAGGGAAGAGGCGATAAGGGTCACTGCCAGGGCGCAACAATTAGAAAATGAAAAAAGACATAATGAGGCGTTAAAGGTTTTAAGCGATGCCAGGGCGAAAGCTGAAAAGGAATCTATATTTGCAGTCACTGCATTTGAAAACCAAACGCAAAAACAAAGAATAAATAATTTAAAAGGCACTTTCGGTACAATATCGACACTACAACAATCCAGTAGCTCAACTCTTTTCGGGATAGGTAAGGCGGCAGCACTTGCTCAACATGCCTTGAATGTACCCGAGGCAATATCAAAAGCATTAAGCTCTGCTCCTCCCCCATTTAACTTTGCCCTTGCGGCACTAGTTGGTACCGCCATGGCGGTTCAAGGGGCGAGAATAGCCAGCGCAAGGCCACCGGCGTTTCAAGATGGCGGTATTGTACCTGGCTCATCTTTTAGCGGCGATCAAGTCTTGGCGAGGGTTAACTCAGGAGAGCTTATTTTAAACCGCGCACAGCAAGCATCGGTTGCTGCTCAACTTGAGGCAAACGAGGGGCTTGTGGGAGAGCTTTCGGCATTAAGAAGAGATATCGTAAACCAGCCTGTTACCATTGAGGTGGACGGCAAAGAGCTTGCGATCGCGGTTAGAAATGCCATAGATGATGGGGTTGCACTAGTATGAGTTTTGTTAAGTTCTTTCACTACAATCTTATTAGACAAGACGTGACTGATATTCTACCCGATACCGAGGATGCCTTTTTTAAAGCGGACAATCTCAAAAGTCACTTCCGCTCGAAGGTATACCGAACGCCCGACGGTACGCTAACGGCGGGGGTGACGTTTGACTTTATAACCACCGAGGGAGTTGACTCTGTTTTGTATAAATCAGGGCTTGAATCTATCGGGTTTGTTGGCGACCTAACAATTAAGGCAAACCCAACAAACGCATCGTGGGGATCACCTGCGTTCTCTACAACCCTAAGCGTTTCCGAAAAGTTTGACGTTGGATTCGTGACCTTTCCAGAGGAGAGTTATCGATTTTGGAGAGTGGAGGCGTCTAACCCTACCGGCGACTACGTTGAGCTATCAAAGCTATTTATCGGAAAGCATCTATCACTAGAGGACTCTAACTCCAATATCGATTTTGGGTGGAGTTGGCTCTATAGTGATCCATCCAAGATACAAAGAAACCGCTACCAGGAAAGATTTATCGATAAACTACCCCAAACCGACGGCATTTCTGCAAGCTTAAAGCTTTTAAATAAAACAGAGATGGGCAAGGTTATGGACATGTTTACAACCAACGGAACCACTGAGCCAGTTTGGTTCATTACGGATGAGGGAGGGGTTTTCAGTGATGATAAACATCGTTTCACGACTATGGGCTTTTTTGATCGAATCCCTCGACCAACTAATACACACTTTTCACTCTATAGCGTCGATTTTAGGATTGTTCCATGACGACTTTGGTTATTGATGAGCTTAGAAACTCGCTGCCATTAACTCAAAAAATAAACCTTGTTAACGAGTTGAGATCTCGCGTGTCGGCAATTAGATTACACCTAATGGGATTTAACAACCCTACCGGTGACATAAAGATGGCCATACTAAGAGACGACGTTGAGGTTGACTCGGTCACGCAATCACTTGCAACGATAAAAGCATCAATAGATGCCGCTCTTGGAGTTAGCGAGGATTACTGGCACGGCATGATTCTATTCCAACTTAATGAGACTATTATTCTAGAGCGAGGCCAAGATATCAAAATCCAACTAGAGGACTCCACTGGCTACACCTTTAGCGAGTCGAGCTATCTTGGTTGGGTTAAAGAGCATGAGAACTTGAAAAACACTCGGTTCGAGGATGATCCCTTGAATCCATTTGAAAACCCATTTACCTTTGAATTATGGAAATACAAAAATGAGCAGGATACTAGATTTTTTTGATGGATACTCCTCAAACTCCGAGCCTTTAGCGCAGTTTATTGCTGCGGGAAAGCTTACCGTTTACGCAAATGACGCCGCGTACGAGACGGCCAAAGGATCGGCGGGGGAAGAGGGTGATTTTTACTGGAATAGCACCGACAAGGTTATTAAGGTTCATGATGGAACTAGTTGGGTTGAAATTGCCGCTGCAATCACCTTTAAAAAAGAAGTTCCAAGCGGAACCATAGACGGCGTAAACCAGGTCTTTACCGTGACTGAGATACCTGTTAGCAGCGAGGCAATTGCAGTCTACGTTAATGGTAACTACATGGAGGAGGCGGAGTTTTCGGTTTTGGGTAACACCATAACAATGGCGGCATCCTCTACGCCAACATTAGGGCAATCAATAGAGGCATGGTATTTGACTGAGGGCGTCGCCCCCGCAGTTACCTTGCCCGGCAACGATAACGTGATTTATCACACACTTACAGGTACCGACGTTGCCAACAAAGAGATTGTTTTGGCAAACACGCCGGCCGAACCCACCAAGGTTTTGCTGGATTATATCGGTGGCGGAACGCAAATTTATGGAGTTGATTACTCCGTTGTTTCAAACACGGTTGAATTTTCGGGCTTTGCATTAGAAACTGTTATTGCAATCGGTGACGTGGTTAGGATTAAATTCTTTTCATAAGGGGAAAATATGAGTCAGATTATTGGTAAGTTTATAGCGGATGACGCAGTTGATGCGAGCAAGATCAAATATGCAAACAATGAGGC